GGGTCTAAGCGGATCTCTATACTGGAGAGGCTGCATCAAAGGTATAGCGTACTGCGGGCTACTAGAGAACGTATAGATATACTGAAGGAGGCGAGACGAGCATGACTAGGCCAGATGGTGTGAGTGAAGCTGTATTTAACGCGCAGATTGCTGAGCAAGCTGCACGGTTAGAACTTGGCAAGGTGAAAGATGCTGCCAGCGCTGTGTTTAACCAGACGATAAAAGAGGCTAAAGAAAAGTGTTTTACCTTGGAACTGGCGCGGAGAATTGTAAGGCTAGAGGAGAGCGTAGGCACGCTAGTGAGAGAGGTTTTAAGGTCAAAGGGATGCGATATATAATGAAAGACTTCCCCCGACTTTTCCATACTTGCAATAGCAGTTATTCTTATGGTAACAATGACTGATGTATTCGCTTGCCCCAGCAAGGGCATTGAGCAGTTACCACCGCATCTGGTGCAGCCTTACTGCGGGCTACTAGAGAACGTATAGATATATTAAAGGAAGCGAGGCGAGCATGAAGTTAAATATAAACACATACGAGTATAGCACCAGAGGCAAGGTCTTCTCACTGGTAAACGCATTGGGCAGGGCAACCGAGCATGAGCTAGTGCTGTTGAGTATCGCGTGTAGCAAGGGGCAGTACACCAAACTGAGTTCGGATAAGGTGGCTGCATTTGATTTATTGAACACTATTGTGGAGAAACATCATGGATGAGATATACGAGGACTATACCGATAATTAAAGTGGAGGTGAAGAATGACTAACGATGAAATATTTGCAATGGCTAAACAGGCTGGATGTATGGATTCTGATGACTACGGTGTGTGGGTTACCTTTGCACTTGGGGTTAAAGAACTTACAGCCTTTGCCAATCTAGTCGCAGAGAAAGAACGTGAAGAATGTGCGAAGCTGTGTGAAGTTGAACATGGCTTTTATGGTACAGCACCAGCCCAAGACATCAGAGCAAGGGGGAAGGAATGACTAAGCTTGAGGAATTGAAGAAGAAAACGCTTGCTGCTGCGGATGCTGCGTGGGCTGCATTTGATTTATTGAACACTATTGTGGAGAAGCACTATGAATGAGATACACACCATTTATCGACAGATAAGCGCTGATTGCACGACTCACTTGGAGGTACAGGATAGAATGATTAAGGACTACGGGTATACGTGGGAGGAGATTAACAAGGCTAGGGTGGCTATGCAAGCTAACGAGCCTAACTATTGGTTTAATAAAGCTACCTCAGAGATGACAGCACAACTTAACGCGGCGCTTGAGAAAAACCCGCTAGAGCATCAAATAGGGGGTGGTCACTACGAAGATATGCGTATTCAACCCGTTGAGTACATAACATTTAACAACATGACTTTTTTAGAAGGCTGTATCGTCAAGTACATATCACGGTGGCGTAACAAGGACGGTATTCTAGATCTTCAGAAGATTAAGCATTGCGTTGACTTGATTATTAATTTGGAGAATCTACATGACAGAGATACTACCGGCGAATAAACGATTTAAACAACTAATCGCAGAACACGGACGGCTTTGGCTAGAGTTGGAAAGAAAGTCAGTGTCGTGCTTTGATGGAAAAATTGGGGTTCTGATCGAGAGTTTAGATAAGACGCACACACGATGGGTTATGCCAACTTTATTACAGGAGATAAAAAATGATTAAGTTACTAGCGCTACTAATGATCGCGTCAACGGTTCAGGCAGCAGAGTTATACGACCAGCAGACAGGTAAATATTTAGGACAGCTAGGTGGTAACCCCTACGCGGCTGATTCCACTAGCAACCCCTACGGGCGTTACGGCAGCAAATACAGCGCCGACTCCATCAATAACCCGTATGGTAATTATGGGTCGAAGTACAGCCCTAACTCACCCAATAATCCATACGCAACTAACCCACCGGTAATCAGGCAATGACTAACCAGGATAGAGCATGGATAGACTACGGGCTCAGGAAAGAACTGGAAGCGCTAGAGGGTGAGCAAGACGCCACAGCTACGAAAGCCACAAAGTGCTTCATTTACTTTAGAATCAAGGACATTAAAGAAAAACTAGAGGAACTAAAATGTGCGCCCTTATAGCTGGTTACATATCCACGCACCCTGGCTGTTCAAAAGATATGATTGCGGCGGGTACTAGCCTGAGAATACACCAAGTAAACAGAAGGCTAGTCGAGCTAAAAGGAATTGTTCAGTTAGTTATGGTAGACACAATTGGTGGTCGAGTGGGTACGTACTACGTGGGAAAACCAAAGGTAAGAGTAGTTAACGCGGGTGATTTAATTAGAAAAAAATACGGTGCTGGCTCTCCTGATTTGAGGAGGATAGCACATTCTGGAATTCGTAGTTCTATGGGAGAAAATGGTTATGACTGAGTACAATCAAAAGAAACGTGCGGAGGCTATCGAGTATCTGCGTAGCCGTAACAAATATGTTATTGAGAGTAAGTTCACGCCTACTCCACCAGTGTCTACGGACGTATCCAAAACAATACTGACAGAATTTAACAGGCGATGCCACAAATGATGCTTTAAAACTTACCCCCGTATTTAAGCATTAACATTCTTTGATACGGGCTAACACTTGCGTCTGCGTTAAAGTTACCCTTCTTGTATCCAACAGATAACGACCTGTCCTCTGGGCTAAGATACCCTCCAGCGTTAACACCCCCGCCAAGATTCATATTTAACATGGCGTTGTATCTTCTATTCTTGTCAATCAGCGCGTTAAAGTCTACGTCGTCGCTGTGGTAGCTACCGGTAAGCTGGTTGGGGTCTATATCCCCTGAAAACCCCCCGTACTGAGCGCTGCCCTGAACATACGGCCTACCACGAAGCCCAGATATAACCTTAGCGCCTACGCCGCCGTCATCAAAGTCTACGTTTCCTGAAGCGGTTAGCATCCTCTTTTCTGGATCAATAGATGCCTGACCGGATAGGTTATCCAGTCTGCCTTCAAGCATTAGCTTTTTAATGAAGTATTGTTTTAGTTCATCTGCTGTCATGAAACATCCTATACTCTGCGGCTCTACGGTTAGTCAAACCTTTCAGTACCCTACCCCCAGCCATATTATACTTCAGTATAACTTTAGCGGCGTCTGCGTCGCCTCGGTTAATCTTTTGCCTTAACGTGGATCTTTGAAGTACTCCCAAGCCGAGATTAAAGCTAAAAGACACAAGAGCGTCAAACTGAAATTGAGTGAGATACACGGGACAGTAACGAAGCACACCGCGTTCAAATCGTTCCAAATCGCGTTCAAGTAGTGCATTTATTTCCCCCAGAGAAAATGTGCGATTCCATTCGTCAGGTAGCTGCAAGCCATTACCAATAACATGACCGTAACCAACTGTATATAAACCAGCAGGGCAACGATACGGCGTAGACTTGTATCCTTCATATTTTCTAATTAACTGCAACCCATTTGGTGAAGTTTTCATTGTACAAACAATTACCTACTACTGTGGTTTAGAGATGACGTTTCGTCTATTTCCCATTAAATGCGCGGCTACCGAACCAAAACGAAATAATAGACGCCCAAATCACTTGCATATCCTCATCCCATAAGTGGTCCATAGCTACTGGGAAAGGCGTTCCTGTATTTATAGAGTAGTAGAACCCAAAGGCTTCAACGAATACTAGAAGGCAAAAAAGGCCATAAGTAATAACAGGCCGAACCATTGCGCGAGCGTTAACAGCCCATGTTGACGCGCCTCTACCAATTTCAATATCGTGTTCGTATAACGCGCCTCTTTCAGCGCTTGCTGCTGTCGTTTGAATTTCGTCATACTTAATCTCCTCGATCTTAACCTGGCTAGCTAGCCCCGCCTTCTGTAGCTCCAGTTCCCTTTGTAGCTGCAAATGCGCCATCTCTAGCTCATGCTTCTTGTCGCCTCTGTCCTGAAAGAAGTCAAGGACTTTAGGAACGCCTGCTGTAAGAAAGCTAACTATGGTGGTGAATAAGGTAAACATTACGGAGCGCCCCCAACTGGATTCATGGCGCATACATCCCCGCCATTGTGGTTAAACTGTCCTGCTGCGGTAGTGTAAGCTGTACCTGCTGGTACGGCTGCTGTTTCCTCTATGTTAGTGTTCTGAGGGCATAGACAGTCTGCTGTTGGTACACCGTTTATAACTTTACCTACCTTGCAAGCCATACTAAAACATTGAGAGAATGTATTGGCTGTACTGGTTGGGCATTTAACTATCTCAGCTTTTTGTACCCTTATGTTCTTAGTCGAGTAAGCGTTACCCTCTTGGGGGAATATCTGAATCGGTGACCAGAGTGAGTAAACAACATTCTTATCTTTGCTTACGCAGCTTTTACCCATCGTGCCAGTTTCTAGAAAGGCTACGGAATCACCTTTAACTATGGGGCAGTTTACTGCCATTTCAGGATACTGAGACTTCACCCCGTTTGCGCCCATAACGGTAATCATCTTGCCTGTAGGATGCCCTATAGAAGACTCGCATAAAGCAAAATTTGTATCATGGCATATAGTAAGCGTTCCCGCCACAGCGTTTCCAAACAGCATAAAGCTAAGAATTATGTATTTCATTTGTCTACCTTTCCGTCAATTTTATCGCCCAATCGCGTAAGCATACTTTCAAGCCTGTCAAACCTTGCTTCCATCGTATCCTTCGATACGTAGTTAGTTGGTAGACTAACTTCTATCTCCTTAACGTCTTTCTTTAACTCTGCAACCGCGTCCCATAACTGCCGCCCAAGCCACCCAAGTACAGTGAGTAAAGCACCACCTACGTAGTTGAATAGTTCTTGCCC